CCGATTACCCGTTTCATTCCAGAAGAGGATCCTTAACCTCTTAATGTCTTCAGGTGCCTTTGGTAACTCATGGGCTAGTGTGTTAGTTGGTCGTGATTTCATGACCAATAATGGTGATTTAATCAGATACGCTGTCGGACAACCAATGGGAGCTCGATCTTCATTTCCAATGTTAGCCCTAACTCATCATGTAATCATTCAAATAGCTGCCATGCGAGCAGAACTTGACACTTATACAACATACGCTGTCTTAGGTGATGACAGCGGAATAACCAATAGCAAGGTCTCTGAGAACTATTTACTTCTTATGGATATCCTTGGTGTTCCAATTAATCTTACTAAGTCTATTACACATGTCGAGGACGCTGTTCCTATGGCAGAAATATGTAAACGGGTTTTCATGGATGGAATCGAGATCTCTCGTTTCAATCCTAAACTTATTGTTAACACTATACGGGATGGACGACTCGGACCTGACCTACAGAATGATCTTTACATTCGTGGTTGGCAATTCGATGACAACATCTTCTGGTCTTTCATTGCGGGACTCCTGGATAAGGAGAACCTTCTTACGCTCATTAAACTCAACATTGCACCTATAGCTACTACTGGTTTATTACATCAGTATAAGCCTAACACACCCCTGGTTGATCTTAAGTCATGGATCCCAGAGTTTCCTTCACTTACAGCAGGCAATCTTGTTGAACTATTTACCTATGTGGCTGCTTCAGAGGCTCTTAAGAGACTCGATAGCCTTTTACGTGCTACTGTTACTATTAACGACTCATTGGACATCCTCGCGGCTTCTAACGCGCGACCAGACGCCATTCCTCAGTTCGTGAGGGATGACTGGTTGCGGCAGGACCTCTCTGAGGAGGAACTTGCCCGGCTTAGTGAGATCTTAGAGGGTGCCGGCCGTATTACTCCTAACCATCCTATCGTCCTTGCGTCTCGTGCAGAGGCGAACCGTATTTCTGAGCTCCTTCACTCTCTTAACAGTATGGACGCATCGATCGTCGAGCGTGCGCGACTTGGTCTCTTGGATATCTTCCGTACGAGCGTTTCCTCTATCTGGTTGGATAGCAACATGACCCCAAGTGGGCAGAACCGTGCCCTGTTCCACCGTATGCTTACCACTCTTGTCTCACTATTCACTTCCGAGAAACGGAAGGATGGTAAGTCTCGGAACCTTACGTTATCTTACTCTGTAGTTCTTACTACGATTGGACGACTTTGGTCCGTTTCCTTAACTTTAGGTGGTGCCACGTCCGTGAATGCACTTAAATCAGGTGTTACACGGAACATTAACAGAGCGGATGCCACACTTGACGGTCTGCTTAAAGACCTTGCCATTATGCCTTCTATTGATGCACCTCAGGCTCAACGTCCTCCTGCCTCTAAGAGGGCAGTACAGAGACGTCGTGTCCTTTCCCATTCAAAAAATCCCCCCCCCGGGGAATAGATGTACAGGAGAGGGGGGGACTGTCCTTAAC